CAGTACAGCTAGTACTACTAATATAGCTACAAATAAATTCCTCGACGAGGTCGAGGGGAAGGAAAAACAAGTGGGTTATGAGTTCTTTGAAAAGACTTCGTCTCCGGATAACGATGAGCTGGCTGAACGCGCAAAGCACGCGGCTCAAAAGAAAGCTGAGTATGCTGAGGTTAGGGAAGCAAAGGCGCAGCGTCGTAAAGAACTGCACCGCTCAAAGATTGCTCCGTCAGACTGGACGTGCAAAGACGTTGCATACGAATTTGGAGACCGCATGGCCGACATCTGGTCCATCAAACCATTCAGTGTTACTCAGTCCCGGTTTGTACAGGCACTCTCGGTATTCCGGAAACAACATGATACGAACGGTGAAGTTGAGCTCAAACTTATCGAGTTATTCTTCAATACCCTCAAATCCGAGAAATACACAGATGGAAACCACCTTTGGCGAGCTTTCCTCTACAGAGCCCCCAGTTTGCTAACCCAGGCTCGTGAGAGTATTATCACGGTAGAGCAGATGGAAACTAACATCATTCGTGACCAAGAACTAACCAGCCGTAAGCTTGCTCTGCTAGACGAGGATGAAAATGTATAAACCAAACGATTTGCCGGCCCGTAGACGGACTTGGGTAAAGATTGCTAGTATTCCCCCAGCCAAGCTTGGATGGACCCTTGAGGACTGTTCTGACGTCTCTGCGGATGTAATGACGGCTGTCACTAAGTGGGTTTCTGCAGTCAATTCCGATAGGGTCATCAGAGCCGAGGGAAAGCAGACTTGCGGGCTTGGCCTAATGTTGTACGGTCTTCCAGGTCGCGGCAAGACTACTATGGCTAATACCCTGATTCAGGAAATCTTGCGTAAAGCCGGTCCTGAGACTCTAGGTATGACCCCAGGTAAAACAGTTTCTCGCCCAGCCTATTTCATCACTTACAACGCATTGCTTGACCTTAAGGGAGCAATCATAGATGAGCATGACAATGATGACGAGTTGCTTTACAACGGTATTCTTGGCGAGGCTTATGATGACGCTTACAACGTTCGAGTTCTAGTCCTAGATGACGTAGGAAAAGAACACGCAAGCGCATCTGGTTGGCAGAAGAATATGCTTCATCACGTTCTTCGCACCAGATTTAACAATGGGTTGCCTACAATAGTAACTACTAACATCAAGATGGACGACTGGGAGGCTCACTACGGGTCTGCTACGCAGTCATTTGTTCACGAAGCTTTTATCTACGTGAACATGGATTCATCGTCTGATTTGAGGAAATAATGACTGATAAAAGACTATTGCAGGTTTTTTTAACAAATCTTTCAGACCGAGCAGATAGCCCTGGTCCAGGAATATTTGAGGTAAGCAGCGATAAGAATAAAAACTTAATTTGCACTTGCCCTGGGTTTGCATCAAAAAATAGTTGTAAGCATACTGCGTTAATTGAAAGTAGAATCGAAAGAAATAACGGCGTTTATCAGTTTGACTTTTCCAGTAAAGTAACTAAAGAAGAATTAGCTACCGCCATGCTTTCAGAACAAACTTTTAGAGAGCTTGTTCTAAAGCACGGCAAGGTTGAGGTTTACTAATGCAGGGTAATGATATTAGCAATTCTTTGCCACAGCGGGTTATAGTAACTGCTGATGTTATTACCGATGTTTACGAAGACAATAAAAAAGTTCTAGGATTTATACCAGTTAAAAATAAACGTAAGGAATACAACAGAATGGTCCTTAGCCATCTGTATATGACTTCACTTAAACGCGGTATTACAATGGAGCTTATTAGCTTTACCCACTCTGAAGATGAGATGGTAGAGTTAATGCTTCATTTAGACAAAGTTGGAACGAACCCGTTTCGCTACGGCTCGTCTTACAAATCGGTTGAGAAGTTAGTTAAAGAACTACCTTATCGACCAGAGGTTATCGGTGTAATTGATATCCCATCGCGACTACTTCGGTATGGTCGATGGGGGATGGACTTTCCTTCATTATGAGTACAGAAACAAAACTAATTGGTGCGGCCATTCGTGTCCGCGACCTATCCTCCCTATTTGAGCGCGGGGTATCCGACTCTTGGTTTTCTAACGAAGATGACAAGCGTGTCTGGACATACCTGCGTACGCACTTTGCCAAGTACGGTGAGTGCCCAAGCGAAGAGGTAATCGCAGCTAACTTCCCTACCTATCGAGTAGCGGAACTAACTGACTCAATTGACTTCCTACTAGATGACTTAGTAGATAAGCGACGCAAGCTTTCTATTAGCAATACGCTACGTCAAGCAGTAGAAGCAATCCAAAACGAAAAAGACCACGAGGCAGCCTTGCTGCTTATGCAGGGTGGTTTAGTAAAGCTTGAAGAAGAGGGCCTGAACAAGACCTCAGATATCAACTTGATTACAACCACAGAATCGCGGTGGGAAGATTACTTATTCCGTAAGAACAACCCTGGTCTACTAGGAGTAGCTACCGGATTCCCTACCATAGATGCTGTAACCAACGGGTTGCAAAAGGGTCAGCTAATTGTAATTGTTGCTACGCCTAAGACAGGTAAGTCAACGCTTGCTTTGCAGATTGCTAATAATATCCACAAGCAAGAGATGTCGCCTATGTTCCAGTCATTTGAGATGACTAACCGAGAACAGCAGAACCGCTATGACTCAATGCGTGCCCTAGTTTCTCACAACCGTTTGATTTCAGGTACATTGACTAAGGACGAAGAAAAGCGATTCCAAGACTCGTTGAACAGTATGGCTGACGACCCTACTAACTTCTGGCTTGTAGATGCTGCTCACGGCATTACCGTGTCCACTATTCAGAGCAAGATTCAAACGCTTAATCCAGATGTCGTATTTATTGACGGTGTGTATTTGATGCTAGATGAGCAGACCGGTGAGTCAAACACCCCACAGGCCTTGACCGGAATTACTCGTTCGCTAAAGCGTCTAGCCCAGCGCACAAACAAGCCAATCGTTATTACTACACAGGCGCTTAACTGGAAGACTAAAAAGGGTAAGGTATCTACTGACTCAATCGGTTACTCATCATCATTCCTGCAGGACGCAGACGTTGTGTTTGGCCTTGAGCGTGAAGATGAAAACGTAGACGATACCAGAACCCTAAAGGTCATGGCTGCTCGTAACAGCGGTAACGTAGAAGCATCCCTAATGTGGGACTGGGCAAGCGGTTTGTTCCGTGAGATGACTAGTGATGACGTATGAGACTAGAGCAGATGGAGACGGTATTACGCCGTCTAGATATTGAACCGGTCAATGCACGCGGCTCAGAGGTACTTGCACTATGCCCAGGCCACAAAGAAATTACTGGCAAGGAAGACCGTAGCCCGTCATGGTGGATTAACTCTGAAACCGGTGCTCACATCTGCTTCTCCTGCGGATTTAAAGGCAACTTATTTTCGTTAATCGCTACCGTGCAAGGCTACAAAGACCCTAACGGTTTTTTAGATTACGCCGATGCTAAAGACTGGCTATACCTATCTTTTGATAATATCCAGCTAGGCGCTCCAGAAGAAGAACAAGAGCAAGAGTCTGTATTCAAAGAAGTTACTAATATCACAGAGTCAAGACTTGCTTTGTTTACGCTACCTCCGGCACACGCGCTATCGGCCCGCGGATTTACATACGAAGCTGCTGAAAAACATCAACTGCTTTGGGATACCGTGCACTCAAACTGGATATCAGTAATTCGTGACCCGCATTCAAATAAATTACTCGGATGGCAGGAGAAAGGGTTTAGTCGCCGTTATTTCCGAAACTACCCGACTGGGGTAGAAAAGTCTACAACGTTATTTGGGCTTAACCGATATTCCGGAGGACGCATGATTGTTGTAGAGTCCCCATTAGACGTAGTAAGATTAGAGTCTGTAGGAATAACTGGAGCAGTATCTACTTATGGCTCTATGATTTCTAATGCTCAGATTGAGTTAATTAAAGAGGCAGATGAAATCTTGTTTGCTTTAGACAATGACGAGTCTGGCATTAATGCATCTAAAAAGATGCTAGAGCAAAACTTTGAGGCTTGGTATTTTAACTATGGCCACACAGATATGAAAGACGTAGGCGCAATGAGCCGTATTGAAATCCTTACCGGATTGGATAACGCTAAGCACTCCGTAAATGGTCTAGGAGCACTGACATGGGGTTCGTAGGAACACTGCTGCCTTATCAGCCAGAGGCCGTTGATAAGATGACCGAGCGCGGCAAGATGCTAGTTGCTTATGACCTAGGACTTGGTAAAACAGTCTTGACTATTGCTGCTATTGAAGGGTTGATGGATAGCGGGGAAATTATTGAACCAGGTTTAATTATCTGCTTGTCTAGCCTTAAATACCAGTGGCAGTCATCCATTACTAAGTTTACTAATGGCTCTAACGCCCTTGTAATTGACGGCACCCAGGACCAGCGTAAACGCCAATATCAAAAGGCGTTAAAGTGGAAAACTTATGGCGTTGACTACATCATTATGAACTACGAACAAGTAGTTAATGACTGGGAGTATGTAAGTAAACTACCACGCGGATTTGTTGTGTTGGACGAAGCAACTGCTATTAAATCATTTAAATCTAAACGTGCTAAGGCAGTTAAAAAGTTAGCCACCTCTAAATACAGGTTTGCGCTTACCGGCACGCCTATTGAAAACGGTAAACCAGAAGAACTATTCAGCATCATGCAGTTTGTGGATGAAAGCGTACTTGGTAGGTTTGACAAGTTTGATATGACGTTTATTGTGCGCAATGCCTGGGGTGGTGTAGAGCGTTATAGAAATCTACCTACTTTGCATGAACGTATGAAAGAAGCCTCTGTACGTAAAGCACAAAGTGACCCAGATGTAGCACCCTTTTTGCCCGCCACTATTCACAAAGACCCTGTGTATGTAATGATGGATAGAAAAACAGCCAATCTTTACAAGCGTATTGCAGATGATTTGCTACTAGACTTGGATAACGCACAAACCTTATTTGGTAGCAACTTCAATGTCTTAGCTCACTACGGATTTGAAAAGTCTTGGGGAGGACCTGCAGACGAACTACGTGGCCAATTGATGTCTAAGATAGGCTGCCTTAAAATGCTGACTTGTTCCCCAGAGCTGCTTCAAATAAGTGCTGAAAAGTTCCGTGCAGGTAACGGACAAGGCTCAGCGTACGCGGCTCAATTAGACGACGAAGAGCTATTAAGTAATTTGCCGAATACAAAACTAGAAGTATTTATTAAATATGTAAAAGACTTCTTAGACCAGGATGAAAAGAATAAATTAGTTGTGTTTTGCTCATATGTCGATATGGTAGATATTATTGCTGACCGCATTGGTAGAGACATAAGCGTTACATACACCGGACAACTAGATGCTAAGACAAAGGAAAAACACAAAAATGCTCTTAATAATGACCCTAATATTCGTGTTTTTATTAGTTCAGATGCTGGTGGCTATGGAGTTGACCTACCATCCGCCAACATGCTTATCAATTATGATTTACCTTGGTCTTCTGG